TTGATATATTTCTTTCCATATTAGTTAGTAAACATATAAGTGGTTGTACTAAAACTGTTATTTATCTGTGGCTCATAAGTATTATCGTAATTTTTAAATAAAGGAGCATTAAATAATCTAATATGTTTCTCCTTTTCAGTCTTTTGTTTTACTTGATAATTATACAGTTGTTCTTTGTATATCATAATCTGTAGTAATGCCATTACTCGGTCTACGTTAATTTTTTCATTATATTTAATTAGTTCTTCGAGTAATGGTTCAGACATAATGGTATTTAACCTTAAGGTATCATTACCAAGATCTTCTTCAAGCCATTCTTTTATTCTATCAATACCCCAAGCTTTAATCTCTTTTGTCATATGACATCCTTTTCCTCTGTTTACTTTAGAGGAATTGGTGATGTCTCGTATGATATCTGGTTGATCTGCTAATAAATAATTACAATGCTTATTATTAAAATAAGTAAAAATACCAGTATTCTGATTTTCTACCATTGCTTTAGCATTATAATACTTAAGTAACTTACGAACATTCTCATAGAACTCTTCAGCTGTTTTAGGTCTACCAGTATACTCTGCGACTATTATATCTTGATAGGATTCAAAATCTTGAAAACGTTTGTATATAATACAAGAACCAAGAGAATTAGTACCTGATTGATCTTGATCATATGGGTCAATGCCGGCAATATATAAACCAAAAGGTGCATCCTTTACTGGATGTTCCCATATTACTATAGCCCCCGTAGGATCAGCGGTTTTAGGTAAAGGAAACTCTTTTATATCATTTTTATTTTTTGAGATATTCCACACTATTTCTCCTTTTACCTCAGTAAGGTATCCTACTTGTTTAGCATTAGCTAATTTCTTATTAGTTCTTATTCTAGCTAATTGTTTTTGTAATTCTTTTTTGGGAAATATGTTACCTGAGAGTTCAGTAAATGCTTCTGCTGGTGTCTCTGAATGTTCGGCACAATATCTATCTACCTGTTGAGAACTTTTAGCACTTTTTAATTCTTCTTCTCTAAGATTCAATATGAATTCTCTGGCTTTCTCGTGTAATGTATTGCCATCTTCATCCATATACAATCTTTTACCATTCTCATCACGTATATCTAGATTAGTATGCTGCGGTACAAAGAATCCACACGGTTTACCACCTTGCGCCCCTTCATCCCATATATTATCAAATTCTATACAGTTAAATGCTTTAGGATCATAAAACGCATTTCTTAAACCCGCTACGTTATCACCTTCATCACCACCTGTACCAAACATAATCATCAAACCAAATGCTACACCATCCTGTTCTACAGAAGGTCTAGCAATTTGCCAGGCTGCTTCTAATTGATTATTAGATCCAGCTTCTTCCCATAAGATTAATTTACCAGCTTTACCACGAACTGAATCAGGATTGTCTTTAATAGATACACCCATTATCTCAGACTTATAACCTGTTTCTACTTTGTTACCATAATCATCAGTAACAAGCATAGAAGCTCTACGTCTCATGGATGTATTTGATACTTGTCTCTTTTTACCCCAAGCTGTATTACCATCAATAAAATCCATGTAATCCCAAGCCTTAGTAAGAATACCATCTTCTGTTAAATACTGTTTATTAGCAGCATATACATATGATTTTGAATTAGGTATTAAAAAGAAGTTTCTACATAGCATAGCACCACCTTTGTAACTAAAACCTTTACGTCTAGCTTTTGCTACGCACAAGTGTTTACCTTGATTCTCAGCTTCTTCTATAGATAAGAAATAGTAATAATCATAATCATAAAAATCAGGAAAAGCTGTTTCACGAGTCTTCTTTACTACATCATGTCCTTTTGCATCTTTTGTAATCTTATAGATAATTCTTTGAATAGGACAGTAATTAAGATAAAAATAATTATAACCTGTAATATAATCACCATCATCCGCAGTAAATCCATTAATACATCTATCCATTTCAGTTTCCCAAAACGAGAAGTATTCTGAAGTTCCTTTAGGGTATAAACAGTAAGAGCCGGTCTCCATAAACTGGATGGCCGGCTGTCTAAATTTATTTGAATTTATTATCTTCTTACTGAAATCAACCATGTTACTTTTTCTTAAACCAATTTTTGATCTTTTGCCAGGTTGAAATTTTAACAGGTGCTTTTTCTGGAATCGGCATACTACCTTTACAAGGTGTATCCAAATATTCCTGATGTTTCTTATATGCTTCTGTAAAATCCAGAGTAATAGTACCGTTAGCCTTGGCAGTTTTGCCAGATGTCTTAGTCTTAGCCATATCTTTATAATTTTATGCAGCAACGCTGCTTGGTTTTTAATGTTTTAAATTGTGTTTATATTGTTACAACTACTTAGGAATCTCGAACGGATTCAATTCTCCACCACCTCTTACTTTTGAATTTGTTAATTCTTCTGCTCTTACAGAAGCTTCAAGTAAATCTAGAGATTTTATAGTATTACCTAATGAACCCATACCTGCTAATATATCTTTTACCTTCTTTTCGTCAAGTTCATCAGCTAAGGATTCACTATAATATCTAGATATACTTTCTAATTTCTTTCTAGCATTTTGCAGTAGTTGTAATGTTAAGGTGTTTGCAAATGCTATATAAGCTTGTTCAGCCTCAATTACTTCTTTAGGAAGTTTTATATTTTTATCTCCAAACAGTTCTTGTTTTAATCTTGGCTCTATCTTATCACTGTCCATACTCTGGACATAGGGACTATCATATTTATTTTTAAGAACTATATATGAGATATATTTAGTAGCCATTTCTTTATCTGCCTTATCGGCATCCCACACCTTTTTAAAGGCTGGGATACCTAGGGCATCATTGTGTATAACTACTTTACCTGCTAAAATATCAAATAGTTTCATTAGCTCGGACAACAATCACAACAAACTTTTTCACACTTTCCACAATTACGTACTTTTAGATAATTGTCTCTCTTTTCTTTTAATTCTACTAATTTATTAATAGCAGAGGCACAAGGTACAATTATAATTTCAGAAGCTTTATCTTTTTCTGTAGTAAACATTTTGAACAATATACTAGGTTCGGTGATTTCATATTTTTGACCCTCGTAATATAATTCTCCGGCTTCAGGTAAAATATAATAATAGTCTATTATATCGTATTTATCAAAAGAATCCTGAATATTTTCAATAGAGCCATCTGTAGTGCTCAACAAACTGTTGTATCTTAAACTGTAAATCATATTAATCAAATTTTAAGTATCTTAATTTATAATGTCTATTTAAAGCATCAATTGCTTCTTGTTTAGTGTAAAACGCATTTACGTACTCCGGATTACGACTGTAGTTATTTATTATCTCCTTCAGTTGTTCCGCTATCTCGTCCTGATTCTTGTGTCTCATTTTCTGCTGTATTATCTGATGAACCAAAACCACCACCTCTATCTTCGCCAGTTAATTCTTCTGTTTCTACTGGTTCGATTTTCGGATAAGGCATAATGATTAACTGTGCAATCTTTTCACCCGGTTGATAGATAGTAGGTAATGCATCTGTAGTAAGTTTAAACTTACACATAATTTCATTTTTGTAATCACAATCTACTACACCTACACAATTACACAATGATAACGATCTCTGAGATACAGATGACCTCATAAAGATAAAACCTACATACCCTTCAGGAATCTCTACTGCTAAATCAGTATGGTATACTAGTACCATTTTACCACTCTTATCAAATTCCTGAGTAAACCTAGTAGCGGTTAGATCTAATCCAGCATCATTTGGGTTAGCATAAGTAGGTAATACCGCATCTTGTGTTAATTTCTTAAACTTTACTTCCATGTTATTTTCTTACTATATTATTTCCTAATATTATTTCGGTCATCTGTGCTGCTAGATTTGCAGCATAATCTTCAGCAAAATTGCTCTTACTTACTTCTTGATATATTGCTTTTAGCATCTGCATTATTGTTGCTTGATTTAGCAAAATCTGATCTAGTTTTTCTTCCATTTTTTGCATAATATAAAAGAGCTAAAGCATTCCAAGCAATTGCTGCTTCGTGTCTTACTTTGGTTTCAGGATCAAATTCCTCTAGAGAAGAAGCATACAAATGTCTTAATAAAGCTCCTTTGTAACGCTCATAACCATTATCAAGATTCTGCCAATTGTTATCACCATACTTCTTAGCTCCTTCTGTATATACTCTAGCTATGTCTTCAAGACAATCTAATGGTATTAATTCCCATCTTGTTTTATCATCTTTTCTGTCGTTTTTCTTTCCTTCCATCGTAAATATTCTTCTAATTGATCCACACACCAAGTAACTAAATACGCATATTGTTCATTTCCCTCATCATAACCTTCAGTATTCATTCTAAGAAAATCATAAACTGCATCTGCATAATGAATTGATTCGTGAGCTAATGTGGAACATTCTACTTTAGATTTTAATACTATTAGTATGCCCATGCTTCCACTTTTCTTTTCTGCTACCAAATAAGTAACTCCTAATGCATTATTTGGTTTATCTGGTGTTTCACATTTATCTTCATTTTGAAGATGCTTAGTAGTTAAGAAAAAGTCAAAGAATTGAGTTATTTCATCCCAATTATCTATATCTGATATATAAAGATTTATTGGATACAAATTCTGAAATAGTAGAATATTACGAGGTTTGTTCAATTTCTTTGCCATATTTCTTTTTAGGTTTTATCTTGAAAAGATAACTAAACATTATTGGTTTGATATCATCGGTATTACTTACCTTTTCATTTGCAAATTTAAACGGATGATTACATATTACTTCTACTACTTGATAAGGTATGTTATATTTGTTAGCTAATTGGGTATATATGCTAATTCTTTTTTGAGAAATCATATGCTATTTTATAGTTTTCATTCCAAAGTAAATCATTTGGATTACTACTTGAATCTATAGAATTAGGTCTAAGCGTATTAGCAAATATTTTTACTGTATCAAAATAATCATTAGCATCAAAAACAACTAAAGAATTTAATAAATTAATTTCTTCTTTTGTATAGTCTTCTTTTGGTTCTAAGATTATTAATTTAT